AAGAGGAATATGAAGTGAGACCAGTATCAGTCGGAATTAACCCAACAGCAAATACGCTGACAACTGTTTATACAGTTCCTACGGGTTATTACGCCAAGTTTACTGTGATGTACATTCACAACACTGGTGGCTCGACTAAGCATATTACTGTTCAGTGGTATGACGCAAGTGCTGCCACAACCTTGGATATTCTTACTAACTACGACTTTACTTCAAAGCAATACCTCCAGTTTGATGGCAATGCTTATATCGTTTTAGAAGAAGGCGATAGAATTCAAATTACTACTCAAAGTGCAAGTTCATTCAGTTTTATTGCAACATTTGAGGTTCAGGGAGCACAAAGAACATGACCTACTTAGAACTTGTCAATGATGTTCTCACCCGTTTGCGTGAGACTAATGTTTCTACAGTATCAGAAACCACTTATTCCGCATTGATTGGCAAGTTTGTCAATGATGCCAAGCGTCAGATTGAAGATTCCTATAATTGGAATGTCTTAGGACAAACAATTACAGTTACTACTACTTCTGGCACAAGCTCATACGCTTTGACAGGTGCGGGTCAGAAGTTTCGTATCAATGATGCTATTAACACTACCAGTGTTATTACCTTAGATAACACTACTGTTGCGGACATGAACCGCAAACTCAACTTTGGTACACCTTCACAGTCTATTCCTTCAGAGTTTTGCTTTAGTGGTGTAGATAACAATGGCGACACAAAGATTGATTTGTTCCCCGTTCCTGATGGTGTCTATACACTCAAGTTTGATGTAACTGTCCCACAGGCTAATCTGTCTGCTGATGGCACTTCAGTCAAAGTATTAGACTATTTGGTGACTCAAAGTGCCTATGCCCGTGGTTTGATTGAGCGTGGTGAGGATGGAGGCACTGCTTCTAATGAAGCCTACGCTTTGTTCCGTGGGATGCTCTCTGACGCTATTGCATTGGAAAGCACTCGTTACCCTGAAGATAACTTTGTGGCGGTCTAATGGCATCTCCTCTACAAAGTCAAAGCATTAGCGCACCAGGCTTTTTTGGCCTGAACACGCAAGACTCGCCTTTAGATTTATCTTCTGGCTTTGCTTTAACTGCTGTTAATTGTGTCATTGACCAATTTGGTCGTATTGGCTCAAGAGAAGGTTTCTCGCTTGTCAATTCTTCATCAGGAAACTTAGGCTCTAATGATGTAGGTGTGATCCATGAGTTAGTTCAAACTGATGGCACTTTGACTGTTTTGTTTTCTGGAAACAACAAGCTATTTAAATTTGGCACTTCTAATGTAGTGACTGAGTTGACCTATGGTGGTGGTGGTTCTGCCCCTACCATCACGGCAAATAACTGGCAGTGTGCATCTTTAAATGGCATAGCTTACTTCTTCCAAACGGGTCACGATCCACTTATCTTTGACCCCGCTGTCAGCACTACGACATTTAGACGGGTATCTGAGAAGTCAGGCTATGTTGGTACTGTTCCGCAAGCAAACATTGCCATCTCAGCGTTTGGTCGCTTGTGGGTAGCTAATACTGCTACAGACAAGGTAACTATTAGCTTCTCTGACCTGATTGCAGGTCATGTCTGGGGTGGTGGTACTTCAGGAACATTAGATGTGTCTAGGGTATGGCCTAATGGTTCTGATGAAGTGATGGGATTGGCGGCTCACAATGACTTCTTTTTCATCTTTGGCAAGAGGCAGATTCTTGTCTACTCTAATGCTTCAACCCCCGCATCTTTGGTTCTAAGCGACACAGTAGGTTCTATTGGTTGTATTGCTAGAGACACCATTCAGTCAATTGGCACAGATGTAATCTTTTTGTCGGACTCAGGTGTTCGTTCTTTGATGAGGACGATTCAAGAGAAGTCTGCACCCCTTAGAGACTTGTCTAAAAATGTTCGCTCAGATTTAACAACTTCTGTGGCGGGAGAGACTTTAGCCAATGTGAAATCTGTTTACTCAGAGAAGAATGCTTTTTACTTGTTGTCACTACCAATATCAGCAAGCGTCTTTTGTTTTGATACAAAGATGCAATTGCAAGATGGGGCTTTTAGAGTAACCAAGTGGGATTCAATTACACCAACAGCCTTGTACTCTCTAAGAAATGGTGACTTGTATATTGGTAAACGAGGCTTTATAGGAAAGTATGGAACTTTCTTAGATAACACTTCTACCTACCGATTGAGCTACTTTACCAACCATGCAGACCTTGGTAATGACAATCAGATTTCCATTCTCAAGAGAATTAAGACAATCATCATTGGTGGCTCTAACCAGTTCGTGACGATCAAGTGGGGCTTTGACTTTGCTGCCAATTATTTGTCAGGCAATGCTTTTATTCCTACACAACAGAACTATGAGTATGGCCTTGCTGAGTATGGAATAGCTGAATACTCTGGTGGACTCTTGATTAAAACATTGGATGTGAACGCATCTGGTGCTGGCAAGGTTGTTCAAACAGGTTACGAAACCACTATCAACGGCACTCAACTGTCAATTCAGAAGATTGAAATTCAGTCTAAGAACGGAAAGATATCCTAATATGTCAAATTATACAAAGAGCACAAATTTCGCCACTAAGGATAACCTAACCCCTGGTGATCCACTCAAGGTCGTTCGAGGTACTGAGATTGATACTGAGTACAACAACATTGCCACTGCTATTGCGACAAAGACAGACAATGCTTCTGCCGCAATTACAGGTGGAACGATCACAGGTATCACAGACTTAGCGATTGCTGATGGCGGTACGGGTGCTTCTACAGCCGCAGGTGCTCTGAACAACCTATTGCCTAGCCAAACAAGCAACGCTAATAAGTATCTTCAGACTGATGGAACAAATGCAACATGGGATGCTGTAAGCCTTTCTACTGCTGACATCACAGGCACTTTAGCGGTAGCTAATGGTGGTACTGGTGTAACTAGCTCTACTGGTACAGGCTCAGTAGTGTTGTCAAACTCGCCAACATTGGTGACACCCGCCCTTGGTACTCCTAGTTCCGCAACCTTAACAAATGCTACGGGTCTGCCAATCTCTACGGGCGTAAGTGGTTTGGGTACAGGTGTAGCAACCTTTCTAGCGACTCCATCAAGTGCAAACCTAGCGGCTGCTTTGACAGATGAAACTGGTAGCGGTGCTAACGTCTTTGCAACAAGCCCAACACTTGTTACTCCTATTCTTGGTACTCCAACAAGCGCAACATTGACTAATGCAACTGGCTTGCCAATCAGCACAGGTGTATCAGGTCTAGGAACTGGCATTGCTACTGCTTTAGCGGTTAATACAGGCTCTGCTGGTGCGCCAGTTATCAATGGTGGTGTATTGGGTACACCCTCTAGCGGTACTTTAACAAACGCAACTGGTTTGCCACTGACAACTGGAGTGACAGGAACTTTACCTACTGCTAATGGCGGTACAAACCTAACATCATTCACAGCAGGCGGTGTGGTTTACGCATCTAGTTCTAGTGCATTGGCTACTGGGTCTGCGCTGACTTTCAATGGCACAAACGAATTTAAAGTTCTTGCGGCAACTGGAACTGCGTATAACAGAACTGAAAGCACACAATATTCAACTTTTGCACAGCACTTTGCGGCTTCTGGTAATACGGGTGTTGAATACAAAACCGCTTATCGTTTTGTTGATACCGATGTTGGCGAGATAGGTCGATTCACCTCAACAGGGTTGGGTATTGGTACAAGCGCACCAGTTACAAAAGCGCATTTTGTTGCCACATCTGCTGGTGCTATTGCCACTCAACTAACAGTCCAGAACGCATCAGACTCAACTGGAACTGGTGCAAACATAGACTTTATTGGCTTATCTTCTAGTTCAATTGCAACAGGTAGCGTTACTAACGTGCGAGATGGCGCTGGCGCTTATTCACTACGTTTTTCAACTTTTGGAAGCTCTAGCAACGCAGAACGTATGCGCATTGACTCCTCAGGCAATCTAGGTATTGGTACAACTTCGCCAGCAACAAAACTAGATGTCAACGGAACATCAACAACAGTTGGTTTTGTTATGAGTGGTGCTGTTGCTAGATACAACAACGACAATTTTTATATGCAACTTGAACGCAGTGGAACTGTGTTTGCATATATTGGAACTGGTAGCAATACGGCTGGTGGTGCAGTAACAGACCTTGGAATTCGTGCAGAAAATAACATGGTTCTTGCTACTGGTGGTAGTGAAAAAGCCAGAATAAATACAGACGGATATTTGTTAATAGGCAGTACAAACCTACTGCCATATAACGATACAACAGGAACAGGCTCAGCAGTAATAAGACCAAATAGATTTTTTATGTCTTCTGATGGCGATTGCGGTTCATTTAATCGAATTGGCTCAGACGGAGTTATTTGGTATTACGCTAGAGGTGGCGGGAATGTTGGTAATGTTTCGGTAACTAGTTCATCAACTGCTTACAACACATCATCCGACTACCGCCTAAAGAATAACATTGCACCAATGACAGGCGCATTGGAAAAGGTGGCATTGCTCAAGCCTTGCACCTACAAATGGAACGCTGATGGCTCTAATGGCGAAGGCTTCATTGCTCACGAGTTGGCTGAAGTTTGCCCAAGTGCTGTTACTGGTGAAAAAGATGCAGTAGATGCTGATGGAAAAATTAAGCCTCAAAGCATTGATGTTTCATTCTTAGTGGCTACATTAACTGCCGCTATTCAAGAACTTGATGCCAAGTTTGAAGCCTACAAAGCATCACACCCATAATCTTTAAAAGGAAACTAACATGACTACACAATGGACTATTAGCACTTTGGACAGAGATATTGCAACAGGTTATGTCAACTGCGCACACTGGCAAGCCACAGCAGTAGATGGAGAACACACAGCCTCTATCTATTCAACTTGTGGTTGGTCAGATGGAACTGTCAATGTCCCTTATGCGGATTTGACAGAAGCAACAGTTTTAGCTTGGGTCTGGGAAACAGTTGATAAGACTGCGACTGAGACTGCTCTAGCGGCTCAGATTGAAGCTAAAAAGAATCCTGTTAGCGCATCTGGAAAGCCTTGGAGTCAAGCATGAAGCTAGAACTAGACGTTAACGAGATTAACTTTGTTTTGCAGACATTGGGAAACCTCCCATCGTCTAGTGGCGTGTGGCCTCTGATCGTTAAGATTAAAGAGCAAGCAGAGGCACAAGTGCCTAAAGAAGAGGAATAAATATCATGGCCGTGACAAATAAAGAAATTGTAGATTTTCTAACATTAAATTCAGGCATTAGCGATGCCGATATTTTCGCGGCTATGAGAAAGAACGGGATTTCTCCTAATCAACTCTCGACTGCTACAGGTCTTCCACTAAAAGATGTTATTGCCAGAATTTCACCACTACTTCCTCAAAATCAGGCGATATTGTTGGGAGATACTTGGATTCAAGGAAATTATGGATATATGCAACAGGGCGAAGATAATCAGATCGGCCCACTTGAGAGCATCAATATATATAAGACTACTGGTGGTGTAAACGATAAGATTACTGAAGGCACAGACATTCAGAACTACTCTCCTACTGGTGAGTTTATCAATACAACTAAAATGGGAAAAGAACTGTCATTCTTTGGCGGGATAAAACAAGCCCTTAAAGACCCATATGTTTTGGGTGCTTTAGCACTTGCAACTGCTGGTTCTACTGGCTTATTTAGCGGTGGTGCGGGAACTGCGGCTACTGTTGGTACTACTGGTTTAACTGCGGCTGAAATTGCATCTTTAACTGCGGGAGACTTAGCAATAGGGGCTGGTGCTTATGCTGTGCCAAGTGCGGTAGCCACAACAGCGGCAGGTCTAACAGCGGCTGAAATTGCGGCATTAACTACTACAGATGTAGCTATAGGTGGTGGTGCTTTAGCTGGTACACCACCAGCAACTGTACCTGGCTTGCTAACAC